CATACTAAGACATTCGCAAACAACCAGGAGGAAGAGATGAACCAGCAGATCACCATGGATTCCGTCGAGTCCAGCCAAATCGACGCCATCGGCTACGACCCCGAATCGCAGACGCTCGCGATCCAGTTCAAGAGCAAAAGCGACAAGCCGGGCAGCGTCTACCACTACAGCAACTTCACGCCCGATGACTTCGCCGCGCTCAAGGGCGCCGAGTCGATCGGCTCGTACTTCTACAAGCACATCAAGCCGTTCCCGGACAAGTTCCCCTACACCCGCATTGAGTCGGCCAATCTGGAGCAAGCATGAGCACCGCAACGATGACCGATGTGATCGACATCGAGGCCGCAGAAGCGCCGACCACAAAGCCGCCGGTTGTTCAGCAGCAATCGGCTATTGCCCAGCAACCCAATGCCGCATCGCTTACGACGCCGGTTGATCTTTTGCGCTTCGCCATTCAGAGCGGCGCGGACCTTGATCGTCTTGAGCGTCTGATGAAGATGCAGATGGAGTGGGAGGCCAATGAAGCGAAGAAGACCTATCGGCGCGCGATGGCTGCATTCAAGGCCGAGTGCCCACCGATCTTCAAGCGAAAGCAGGTCGGATACACGACCCGAGAGGGTGACTTCGTCGGCTACAAACACGCAGAACTTTCCGACATCGAAGACGCCGTTGGCCTCGTCATGGCGCGCCATGGTTTGACCTATGACTGGGACATTCAGCAAGAGTTGGGAAAGATTATCGTCGATTGCATCGTCACACATGTCGACGGTCACTCGAAGAGGGTCCGGATGGAAGGCCCGCCCGACACAAGCGGCAAGAAGAATGTCATGCAGCAAGCCGGGAGCGCCGTTACCTATCTCGAACGATACAGCCTGCTCGCGGCCATTGGGAAATCCACGAAAGGTGATGACGATGATGGTGGAGGCGCCGACGATCAGCCTGGGAGCCAAGGTGGGCAAGCCGCCGCCACGCGTGGCACCGGAAAGGACGCCGAGCCACGGTTCTACGACCAAACGAAATTCGATGCAAACAAGGACTCATGGCGTGAGGTCGTGAAATCTGGCCGAAAGACGCCTGCCGCGATGATCAAGTTCATCGAGTCGAAGGGCGAAAAACTCACCGTTGCTCAACAAAACACCATTGATAGCTGGGCTCACGAAAATGACTGAACGAATCACTCATGATCTAGTGCAGGGATCCGACGCCTGGATCGAATTCCGCCTGTCGCATCACGGCGCAAGTGAGGCCGCCGCGATGCTCGGAATCTCGCCGAAAGTCAGGCGCAATGAATTGCTGCACATGAAGCACACCAGCATGCCGAAGGAATTCAGCGACTGGGTACAAGAGCACATCCTTGATCGCGGCCATGAAGTGGAGGCGCTGGCGCGGCCCTACATTGAGGCCAGCCTCGGCGAAGACTTGTACCCCGTCACCATGTCCATCGGCGATATCTCGGCATCATGTGATGGCCTCACGATGGATGAGCGCACGGCGTGGGAGCACAAACAATGGAACGCCGCACTGGCCGAATCGCTTGAGCACGGCGAGTTGCCTGACGAATACATGCCGCAGGCCCAACAGGTGCTGATGGTGACTGGCGCTGAGCGCCTGATTTTCACCTGCTCGGATGGCACCGACGACAACATGGTGAGCTTGGAGATCAAACCGAATCGGGCTTGGTTCGACAACATCGTTGATGGCTGGAGCCAGTTTCGCAAGGATCTGGCCGAGTACGCGCCCATTGTCATCCCCGAGAAGCCCAAAGCCGACGCAATCATGGCATTGCCGGCGCTCGCCGTCCAAATCCGCGGCGAAGTCATCACGAGCAACCTGCCGGCGTTCCGCACGGCGGCCGAGCAATACATCGCCAGCATCAAGACCGACCTGCAGACCGACGAAGACTTCGTCAATGCGGCGGCCACCGTCACATTCTGCGAGCGGGCCGAGAAGGAAATCGAGATTGCAATGGATGCCGCGATCGCGCAGATGGCCAGCGTCGATGAACTGATGCGCACGGGCAACCACGTCCGGGAGCAGCTTCGCACCAAACGTCTCGCTCTCGACAAGCTGGTCGAGAGCCGCAAGAAGCAGATCAAGGAAAATGCGGTCGCCGAGCGCCGCGGGAAGTTCACCGAGCACGTCGCAGCAATCAACGCGGAACTGAAGACGGTGGAGATCGTTGTTGCGACGCCCGACTTTGTGGGCGCGATCAAGGGCCTGAAGACGATCGCCAGCCTTTACGACAAGCTCGACACGGCGCTGGCAAATGGGAAGATCGCCGCCGATGCGGCCGCCAAGGATCTGCGCGCCAAACTGGACTGGTACAAGCCGCACGCAGAGCATGCATTCCTGTTCCGCGATCTTCAGGCGCTGATCCAGAAGCCAGCCGACGATTTCGAGCTCGCAGTGACGGCGCGGATTGCTGAGCACAAGCGGCAGGAGGACGAGAAAGAAGCGAAGCGCAAAGCGGACGAGGCTATCGCCCAAGCGGCAGCAGAGCAACCGATCATCGAAACGGCGATGGCGAGGCCGACGGACCCTTCGCCCATCCCTGCTGGCCGTCCAGTTGTCTCGCGAACGACCCCGGCCAGTGCCCCCACGCTGCGACTCGGCCAGATCAATGAGCGCTTGTCGCCGATCACGCTGACCGCCGAAGGATTGGCAACGCTCGGTTTCAAGCATGCCACAACGGACAAGGCCGCAAAGCTCTACCACGAAAGCGACTTCGACCTGATCTGTGACGCACTGGTACGCCACATCGGCACGGCCCTTCACAAGCAAGCCGCATGACCGGAGCCGCCATGGACTTCAGAAGACGCCTGCAATACCGCAACCCCGTCCAGTACCGGTCGCGCTGGTTCGATGGCTTGCTCATGAGCGGCGACATTCGAGACTGCCTCGCCGGCTGTGCCTACGGCTTAGGGCTGGCCCTGCTGACTGCCGCTTTCCTTTGCCCTCACTGCTAATACATTCGCATCATGGAAACGAAACCGAACTTGGATGATTGGACGAATCCCGATCTGAGCTTGCCGGAAGAGCCCGTGGCCGAGCGTAAGTGCATCGGCTGCGGCGCACCTGTCAACGATGGAGAAGTGCCGCCCTGCGGCCACTGAGCCATGGAATCCCTAGCAACCGGCCATTGGCTGGTGGACGAAAACGGCGATGTGGTGCATGCGCGCCTCTTCCCGGATGTGAGGCTCGAGGTGACTGGCTTTGCAACGGATGAGGAGAAGCACGCGGCCGCGCGCTGGATCGCCGAGCGCCTGAGTCAGCCCATCCACGCGCCGACTGATGGTATCCCCGAGCGGCTTTACCTGGGCCCGGACGGTGCCAAGCCGATCGGCTCGCCAGAAGACACCGAATACGTGCGCGCAGACATCGCCGCCACGTTCTCGCTGACAGCCGACCAGTTCGCCGAGTCGATCAACGAGATGGCCGCCAAGCATCAGGCAGAGCGCGAGCGAATCGCGGCCGCCCTACAGGTTGAGGCGCAAATCGCGGTGAGTCCCAGTGCGTATGCGCGCATGTCCAGGGCGATCTGCTATCAGCGCGGATTGCACGCTGGCGGGGATGCAACGAGGGAAGCCATTAAGGCTGCAGTGCAGAAGGCGATGGAGGAGTGAAATGGAAAGATCATGCCGGCGCAAATGGAGCGCCGAAGAAGACAAGATCCTGCGCGACCATTGGCACAATGGGGAGCCAATCAGGATGTGGATTGATCGCCTGCCTGGGCGCAACGAGGCTGCTGCCATTCAGCGTGCACCAAAGCTAAAACTTGGTCCGCGCGGCAGCGGATGCAAGGCGGGTAACTCCCCCACATGGCGGATGATCTGTCAGGTGCTGAAATCCGGCGAGGCGCTGTCTGCGCTCGAAATATCAAAGCGCATTGGCATTTCTCGTCAGCACGTCTATGAAGAGCTTCGGAATCATCATCCAGCCGAAGTGCACATTGGCGATTACGGCGCTCGCGTCAACGATGCTGGTTATCCCCCGAAACTTTGGGAGCTTGGCCCCGGCAAGGATGAAAAGCGACCCAAGCCTTTGACGCAGACCGAGATCAACCGGAGGCGATGGCTGGACGCCAAACAGAGTAGGCCGCGGCGGGATGAAGCCGCAGCGTGGCTGACGGGGGTGGCAGCATGAGCGAAGCGGACCTGATCGAGAGATTGGCCGAGGCCATCGGAAAACGCATCAAACCTGCGCTACCACTGGACGTGCAACTCTGGAATCTGGAGATGATCGGCGCCTATTTGCAGCGCTCAACACGCGTAGTTGGAGAGCGCATCGTCACGCTGCCAGGATTCCCGAAGGCAATCCGTGTGCCGGCGGCCAGAGCGAAGACGGCCGGCGAAGAGGACGATGGGAAAGGCAAGGCTCAACCCCTATGGAAGGCATCGGAGGTCATCGCCTGGACTGAGGGGCACCGAGACAAGGTGATTGGCCGCCCCCGCAAGACGGACTAGCCGAGCTGGGCGGCAATATCCGCCGCCGACTCGTTGTAGTACGTCATCAATTCATTGAGGTCCGTGTGCCCCGTCATTCGGGCCAAGGCCAGCGGCTGGAGCTTCTTTGCCAGCCGCGTGATGGCTTCGTGGCGTGTGTCGTGGAATGTGAGGTTCTTGATGCCGGAACGGTCTCGACCTTTCCGGAAAAGCGCATCTCTGCTCTGGTCGCCCAAGTTGAAAAGCGGCATCCCCTCCTCTACTGCGGGCAGCAGTTCGAGCAGTTCGAGGGCGCGCGTGGATAGCGGGACGTCTCGAGCGCCCCCGTTCTTAGTCAACGGCAAATGTGCCACACGCGCCGCCTTATCCACGGTGTGGATGGTAAGGCCTAGAATTTCCCCCGAGCGCATGGCTGTCTCAATGGCGAACAGAAATGCCACAGCCACCCGTTGAACCGGCAATTCCACAGGTAGCTCCTCTTGGAATCCGAGCGCCTGCGTGATTCGCTCAATTTCAGTGTCTGTGATGCGGCGCTCGCGCGGTGGATTGTCGGCTGGCCGGCCAACCGTCTTCATGGGATCGGTAAGCAACCATCCCCATTCGTCGCGCGCCACCTTGAGCGCATGCGAGAGCAGCGACATCTCCCGGGAGACTGACGAGCCAGCCACCTCCCGCTCTCTGGCATCACGCCAGGCCGTGA